GGCTCTGAAGGATTTAGATTGAGATATAATAATGGATCGCCTAGTATTCAATGGGGAGATAAAAACCAGACTGTCGGCGCGACAAATCACCGAGGTATTTGTATTCTTCGTCATTTAAAAGGATCGGATACTTTATATGTATATGCTTTTAATTTAAATGGATATACATATGATACAAATGTTACGTTTGCCGAGTTAGTTAGAAATAGGTCTACATCAACAGATATACCGCTTGTATTTGGCGCAATAAAAGCTTCTGATGGAGGTCATATTAATTATGCTCAAGGTTGGATACATTGGTGTAAGATTTGGTATGCTGATCTTGGTGATGCAAATGCCAGAGAATTAGCTGCATGGCCTCATGAAACATGGAGAATGGAATATACTGGATCAGGCGAAAGATTTAGAGTTGGATATACTAGTCAGTATGCGAGACTTTCATTTATAGCCAATAGCCTATTGGATTGTGGTTATATTATGAACACTAACAGTACGAACGCTGGTGGTTTTCCAGATACTGAACTGTATGAATTCTTAAATACAAGAATATTCAATGCACTACCGACTGTATATCAATCAATCTTAAAGAAAGTTAGTGTTAAATCAAGTGCTGGAAATAATTCCACTGAAATTGTGGCAGCCGATACATATATTTATGTTCCTTCTGTTTATGAAGTGACTGCTAACTCAACATCTCCATATCCCGAAGAAGGAGAAAAAGATTCATTTATTGCCTGGTTTACAAATCCTCAAACAAGAAGCAAATATAATAATATAAATGTACCGGATGGATCTCGTGCGTTTACGTCTTCTGAAGATCCTACTACGGTTTCCTCAAATAACGTAATTCCTGGAGATGTGTGGTATACAAATTCCATGTATTATATTTATATTTCGGCAGATGATGCAAGTAAACATGTATATTCTTCTATTAATCAATCTGGTTATGCTGGAACTATTACAGCTAGTAATGGCGGATTATGGTTAGCACCTTCAGATTGGTGGTTAAGATCTCCTATGAGAAATTCAAGCGAATATTTCCACTATGTTTCTTATACTGGTAACATGTGGGGATATGGCTATCCATATAGTAGCTTTGGCATCGATGTCTGCTTCTCAGTATAATAACAGGGGGTGAATTGAATGAGATATTATAAGATTTAGAAAAACGATGTTATTGTCGGGGTTGGAACAACTCAAGATTTTAGGATGTATCAATTAAAGCATCAGATTATTCTTTTCACAAAACCTGATAATGTACAATTTATCCAAATCGGTGATCTGTATTACAGAGACTCGGTTTGGATGTTACCATTATCACAGGAAATTCCTGTCGAATTAATAGAAGCATCTGTTGTTGAGATCAGTGAAGAAGAATACAATGCTTACTCTTCTGCCCTTGAAGTTCAGGAAACTATTCAGCCGCAGATTGAGGAAAAGAAAGAGCCGATTAAAAAAGATGTAACCGATGTTGATCTTGAGTTTGTTCGTGATATGAAAATAAAAGAACTCAGTGCCGAATGTAAGAAAGTCATTGAAGATGGTTTAGACATTAATGGTAAACACTACTCTTTCACCGTGGAGGATCAACTTGAATTACAAAGTATTCAACCTTGGGTAGCAACTGGTGAAAAGAAACTTTACCATGCTGACGGTGAACCATATAGCGAATATAATCTCGGCGATTTATTTGAAATATATGATAAGCTATAGAAAAACAAAGAATATCATAGAGTATACTTCAATAAATTAAAGCACTATGTTATGACGTTACAAACTGTCACTGACATTGGTGCTATTTATTATGGAATTGAAATTCCTGAGTAACTTATTAATGGGGCGGTTAACTACCGCCCTACTATTTAATAAAGGTAGGTGAGATATTTATGCTAAAAATAGATAATAGTAACATATCTATCACACGAGGCGATTCTGCTTACATCTAGTTCCGCATTAAGGTAAATGGCTAGGAAGCGTAGTTATCTGCAAAAGATGTCATACGTTGCCAGGTGCGCCAAAATCCCGACGAAGATCTTGCGTTTGATGGGGATATTTTGCGCGATTATAACGATAGTACCATGATCGTCTGGCATATAAAGCCAGAGGATACTGCGGATCTTGATACTGGAACATATTTTTGGGATGCATAGGTAGAGTATGAGAATGGTGATATTTATACTTTTGTTAATCTTAGCAAATTTAACATCTTGCCAGAGATTACGTTAATTGAATAATAGAAGGAGGAGATATTATGAGTATGACATTTATATCTGGACTCTCTACTACTATTAATAATTTAACGTCTGTAACTGGCACTGTAAATAATATGAAAAGCATAACTGGCAATATAACGAAGCCAGATTAGGTGATTTATCAAATACTCGATTATGAGTTACTTGAAAAATTGCCGACTATTGATGGATAGGAAATAAAGGGCGAAGTATCGGAGATGATTGCCGATTCTCTGCAACCGCTTTTCGATGAAAAGGTTGATAAAGTTGATGGCAAAGGATTGAGTGAAAATGATTTTACCGATGAATATGTTGATAAACTTGACAGCATTGAAACTGGCGCTTAGGTAAATCTCATCGAAACAATCAGCGTTAATGATGATGTACAGCCTATTAATAATAAGAATGTGGATATTGCCGTTCCGACTAAGACATCTGATTTAACTAATGATAGTCATTTTCCGGTAGACGCAAATTATGTTCATACAGATAATAATTACACTACAGCAGAAAAAAGCAAGCTTAATGGAATTGCAAATAATGCGCAAGTGAATCTTATTGAATCGGTAAGCGTCAATGGTGATGTACAGACTATTGACCAGGACAAAAATGTAAATATAGTTGTCCCACTTGTAGACGCAACACTTAGGAATTCCGGCTAGTCTGCTGATGCAAAAGCCACGGGTGATGCAATTACTTCTGTTAATACATCACTTACTCAGACTGCTTCGACAATTCGCGGAGAATTTGCACAGGCAGATACCGTGTTGAAAAATGAATTAACTGAAACCATACATTTTGTAGAAGAAGCTATCCCGACTAAAACGAGCGAATTAACCAATGACAGTAATTATACTACTAAAACATATGTTGACAATGAACTTGCAATCATTAATGCTGCGATTCCAACAAAGACAAGTGATATAACGAATGACAGTGATTATATCACTAAAACATATGTTGATAACGAAATCGATATTCTCGAAGCAAGTATTCCGACTAGGGTCAGTTAGCTTTAGAATGATAGTGATTATATTACTACTACAGAACTTACGGATGGATTAGCTAATAAGGAAGATACTCTCCAATATGGTACTGCTACTGCCGAGGATATTGGCAAAGCTATGATGCCAAAGACAATTTCTAATGGGAAAGTTACGGAATGGGAATTTGGCGAAGCGGGTATGGTTGATGACGTTCAGATCAATGGGACGAGTATTGTGTAGGATAAGGTGGCGAATATACCGATTGCTACTAATGATTTGGGCGTTGTAAAAATCAACAGTTTATATGGTATACGAATTGCCAGTGATGGAACCCTGAGAACAAACCCATCAGCATCTACAACTATTAAGAGTGGAACAGATAATGATTTACCGCTTACCCCAAAATCTCAACATGAGTCAACTTTCTATGGCCTAGCTAAAGCTGCGGGAGATATTACACAGTCTGTATCATCAAATGAAGTTGGTCAATATACCGATGAAGCAAAATCGGCTATCCAAAACATGCTCGGAATAGACTCTGCTATCGCCGAAGCAATCAGCGGTATTACAGGTTTTGAATTCCAGATTGTCCAAACTCTTCCGGCTACAGGTGAGAAAGGCATCATATACCTTGTTCCGAAATCATCTGGTGGCTCATCTGGTGGCGGCACTGCAATCATTGGAACTGCCACAGTCGGAACTGCAATAGTCGGTGACGACGGCTCTAGAAATGGTGGCGGAAGTTCTAGCGGTGGCAATTCAGTCGTAGGTTCTGCGTCTGTCGGAACGGCTATTGTCGGCAACGGAAGCTCTGGAAGCAATATGCCGATTGTTGGTCAGGCTACGGTTGGTTCTGCTGTAATCGGTGGAAGCGATGAAGAACCTGGAGACGATGACAATATTTACTATGAATATATATATGTTACTAATAGATTTGAAAGAATTGGAAGTACCGAAGTTGATTTTAGTGGATATCTGAGCGATAAAGACATTGCGTCTGACTCGTCTGTAAACACTATGTTGGCTCAGGTATTTGGATAAGGAGATATGGTATGGGTGAATTATGGAAAAACGGAGATGTGATAACAGCCGAAAAATTAAACAGGATGATATTTGTTAATGTTACTTAGGAAATTGACGGTTCGACCGTAATTCTGCGGACAGACATCACTCCCGCAGATATATTTGATGAAAACAATTATGCGATTGGATGGATTGTTTTTGTAATGAAGATGGCAAGGAGTAATAATGTTACGACTGAGTATGTAATAGTAAGAGCCGCTAGCTATCTTCCAGATGAGCAAACTAAATATTTAATTGATGCATGTCTCGTTGGCGAATCCAGTTCCATGACGTTTAGCGCAGCTTCAAGCGACGACTTCTTCACAGCATCTATAACAAAAGACGAAGGTATCCGATGAAATTAATAAATACAATATACAAGAAATAAATCGTCATATAAGAAAGGAGAAAAATGAATATGGCAAATTTATGGAAAGATGGAGATGTTATTACGGCTGAGAAATTGAATAGGATTGCATTCACAAGGATGGTAAATGACTAGACTGGTGAATTGGATATTACTCCTGCTGATATATTTGATGAAAACAATGTTCCTATCGTATATATGCTTATTCTTTATATGTGTTAGGACAATATAGTTTCGATCACAATTTCTCGTGATATAGAATATGATAGTTTATCTGGAAAGTATTTATTACATACCGCCAATCTTATTGATTTTAACACTATAGATTTTGAATCAAGTAGCAGAACACAAGCGTTTGCTACAGCAAAGCCCTCTGATTGAAGAACGAAAGGAGAAAATAAATATGGCTGATTTATGGAAAAATGGTGATGTTATCACCGCTGAAAAATTAAATAGGATAGTATTCGCTAATATGACGAGGCAAGTGCAATCCGATGGATCTCAGACTTATCAAACCGACATTACACCAGCTGATATGTTAGATGAAAATAATATACCGATTGGATGGATTATTTTTGTGGAGACATATTACGAAGAATCTTTTGCTGAAACTTACTATTACGTTGTATCCGACGTTCGTTATGAGGACGGCGGATATATTATAGATGTAGCTCAAATTGGCTCACCGATTCACACAAAACTTTCTGCAGCTTCAAAAACTGACTTCTTTACCGCATCAGCGGGAGGTACAAAATAAAGTTGATAAATATTATAAATATAGAAATGAGGTGAATGAATAATGGTTATTACATTAGACCAACTAAAGACATCTCTTTAGAAATCGAAAGAATTTACAACTAATGTAGCACAGAGTCTTGCAGACAATTTGGGCGAACTAATTGATGGAATTGACAAAGATATTTCTGCTAATTATGAGGAACTCAAAGAAGACATTAATTCTTTAAATGCTGATTTGGATGACATAGAAAATGGTAATTATCATTTGGTTTTAAACGGCACTTATACTGGGAGTACTAACATAGTAATCGATACCAATATATCCGCTGGAACCTATATTATAGACGTTGACAACATTGTAAGTTCTGATACCGACACGTCAGCATGTATGGTGGGTTTTTATTACAACGGTGTAGGTGTTGCGAGCGAATCCATTAAACGAGGGTCTAATATACGGAAAAAACTAACTCTGTCTAGCGATGTAAACGGTATTATTATATGGGCTTCCAGTATTACGACATATGCGGTTAAAGATACAGTTACGCTTACTGGTTTTAAACTGTACAAAAGTTATCCATTAATGGATGATATTATACAGAGTAGAGATACAAGGGATATGGTTAAAAATTTAATTAAAAATATTTCTGCATATGAAACCGGCGAACGGGTTTATAGAGATCAATGGGATGTACTTTATAATGGGTCTATTTAGTCTAGTTTCGGGATTAGCCGCGAAACATATGAATACACGATAGATCGCCCGACTTTTTTCAAGGTTACCGGGAAAATTCAAGGCGCTATGAATTATCTTGCTATTGGGGCTGATGGTGAAAACAATGTTTTACAACTTGTAAATCAAGGAGTCGATAATACAGATACACAATATACCGATTACATTTTTACAATAGATGCGACTGGCGTTACAAAGGTCTATATTTGTTTGCTTAAATCGGAGAATAATAATGTGCAAATTGGCGTTATAGGCCCTGGGGTAACTTCTGTGGCGGGGAAAACTGGTTAGGTTTTATTAACAGCTTCTGATGTGGGGGCATTGCCGAGTAGTACGGTAATTCCTACAAAGACGAGTGACCTGACGAATGATAGCGGTTTTATTACTAGTGCTACCGCTCCTGATGAATTAAAAGGTGATACTGGAGATTCTGGAGTTTATATCGGCACTACTGCTCCAACAGGCAATGAGAACGTCTGGATAGATACTTCTGGAAATCCAGACACTGATACATAGGGAATAGCTGACTTAACCAGTCGTTTAAATAATATTGAAAATGTTAAATATCGTACTGTATTAAGCGACACATACACTGGAATATTGGGAACATAGGTCAACGTTGATATTCCCGCCGGAGAATATATCATAACCGTTGATAATGTTGAAAGTACAGATACGGATGCTACAACATGCTCTGTTGTATTTTCTTATACTACATCTGGTATAACATTACTAAATCTTAAACGTGGATCTAATATTCAGAATAGCATTGTTTTTGAAAATGATGTAAATCAGATCAGTTTTTATGCTTCAGATAATTATGCAAATTCTGTTGGTGATACATTCACATTTACTAACTTCAATGTGTGTTAGTATTATTCTCTGAAAGGGAAAATAGATGCATTAGAAACCAATATTAATGAAACTCGGCAGTACATTGTCAATGAAACAAGTGTCAAAATTGGAACGGAATCAATCCCAAATATCCAAAGCGAACTTCCTACAAACTGGAATACTGGACAGAGTTTATACTATTTGTCAGATAGGGTTATATCAAAAGGCTCGGTTATTAAAACCGTTAAGATTGGTACAATGTCTGCAAACACTGGCTCTATTATTTTTATAAATGATGAAAATGTTATTGTTTACAAAAAAGATGTTTCTTGTGTCACCAATGAATGGAACGTATTTGATATTGACCTATTAGCAAGTGAGAATCTTAGAATAGCGACAAACTGTAGAGTTTCATGGGTTGGGGCTAGTGCGTCTGGTGATAGCACTTTTTGTACAGATGGTAGCTTATGGTCATCAAGCCAAACAAACGTAAACGTCGGTGATACGATAACGTTTACAAAAGCCTCATCAACTATCTACTTCATGTTTTCTATCTAGTGGGAAGTTGATCTATATGGTAAGCTTTCGGATAGTATCATAACTGTAAAAGATAAAAGGCCAGAGTCTGGTTATCATAATTTCTCCGTCTCAGTAAATTATTCCGATTACACTGAAGACGCAAATGATGGAGAATCTCTATACACAGATTATGGTGTTATAGCATTACCGACAAATTATTCGTCAACTGGAACGCCAACAAAATTAATCATTGCTTGCGGAGGTTCTGCCAACAGAATTGGAGCAAATACTAACCCATTAACACTCTAGGGATGGGAATACTTTCTTGCAAAAGGTTATGCCGTCATGGATATGAATGGGATATCAGCGGCATGGACGGTTGCAAGAGATGTTCCATATACGAATCTGCATTATTGTAGCAAATATTTGTTATAGTCTTACTTAAGCGGCTACAAATATGTTATGAAAAAGTATAATTTGGAAGAACGTGTATTTGTCACTGGAATATCTATGGGTGGCGGTGCTGCCGCATTAATTACACAGACAAACATTATTCCAGTAATTGCCAACGCACTCTTTTGCCCTGCACTTTCTGTTTATAAACAGGATTACCTGGGTTCATGGGGTGGTGATAATCAGAGGATATCAATAGCGGGGCATTGGAACTTTCCAGATTGGAAAACAACTACACCTTCACAAGAATATTTCTTACAAAATATAGACAAAATAAAAGGGTTTGATAATTTGTTAATTCGTACAATAGGTGATCACGACACTGCTAACGCAAACTATGGAAACGAAGCAGAGGCAGCTGCTTACAATTCTATGCAAAAGATTTATCCGGTGCCGATTAAGATTTGGCACTGTATAGATGACTCTACTGTATATTATCGATATTCTCTGTTTATGGTTAACATGATAAAGAATGGTGGAGGTCAAGCATGGCTTCGTTCTTTTACAACTGGTGGTCACATCGGTGGATGGAATGGTGGAAGTGTTTCAGATACAGATATTGATGGCAATACGGTTACAACATCAATACCATTTTATGAAGCTATTCTGTTTTTTAATCGATTTGGAGGTGACAACTATTGAGCGTTTTAAAAATTAAAGATAGTAATAATCAATGGATAAACATTCCCGCAATTAAAGGAGATAAAGGTGATAAAGGAGATAAAGGAGACACTTACACTCTTACTGCTACTGATAAGCAAGATATTGCCGATCTCTCCGCTCCAATTATAGAGAACATTACTGGTGCTACTCCTGTAATAACTGCTTAGAGTAATCACATGTATGTTTGTGGCGAGGTTACGTCTCTTAACTTTACTCCATGTACAAATGGCATCTGTGATGTGCGGTTTACAAGCGGAAGTACAGTTACAGTTTTAACTGTACCATCAACTGTCAAGTTTCCAAGTTCGTTTGATCCGACAGCACTTGCAACGAATACAATTTATGAGATCAATATTCTTGATGGTGTATATGGGGTGGTGATGGCATGGTCAGTTTGATGGAACTGAGACACAGGATAATGATGGCGACATTGGAAGATGAACTGAGTCTTCCGTCTGCTTATGAAAAAATCTCATATATAACTGCTGATGGGAATCAATCTTTGAGAACTACTTATTTTCCAGAACAGAATGATGAGATCCACGTAAGATATAAGGGACAAAACGGAACTCTATTTTCTGCTGGTGTTGGTACTTATCAATTAGTATTAATAAGTGGTTTTTCTTAGACAGGATGGTATTTTAAATACTTTTCAAGTGCAACAGGATCAGCCAATTTTGGATTAGTGACTGATGATTGGTATGATCTAGATATTAATAGCAGTGGTACTTTAAGCATAGACGGACACACATTAACAGTACCATATGAAGCACCATTGGATGGAACAACGGGATTAGATTTATGGATAGCAGAAAGGCGGAACTGGTCTGCTAGATACACTGGCAGTATCGCCGAATTTTGGATTAAAAATAGTGGGAAATATAAAATGTATTTAATTCCGTGTAGGCGGAAATCTGATTAGAAAATTGGAATGTATGACGCTATTAGTAAGACATTTTATGTGTCTTCTAGAAATGATTTTATTATTTAAAGGAGGAAACATTATGACACAGTATTATATCGTAGAAATTCAATAGTATTTAGAAAATGGTGTTCCAGGTGGCTATGGTCACATCATACATTATGCATATGATGAGGATGCTACCAAGGCTCGTCTTAAAGCCGAAAGCAAGTATCACGAGGTTCTTGCGGCAGCTGCTGTTAGTGAACTTCCACAGCACTCTGCTACTCTTCTGACTTCTGATGGTCGTGCGGTTATGAACCAGTGCTACTATCATGAGATCCCAGAACCGGAGGTAGAACCTACTCCCGAAGAGGAGACAACTCCTGAAGAGGAACCTACACCCGAAGAGGAAACGCCGACTGAGGGATAAATAAAATAACTTAAATGGAGGTGAGTTATATGTCGGTAAAAATTAGATCCGATAAAAATATGATTTTAATGACCCGTGCAGATACTCTTATAACAAAAATCAATATTACAGATTCTGATGGAAATGAATATGTTCCCGAAGAAACCGATACTCTTAGGTTTGCTCTGAAAAAAGATTATAATGATAAAAAAATATTAATTGAGAAGAATATTCCAATTGATACCATGATTCTTAGAGTAGATTCTGAAGATACTAAAAATCTTGCTCAACCAGAAACATATGTATTTGATATACAATTAACCTATGGAGATCAAATTGTAGACACAATTATTAGCGGTAAGCTAAAACTAACTGAAGAAGTTTCGTAATCGGGAGGTGTTTTGCTATGGAACTTACCGGAACTCTTTCTGGATTAGGTCAACTAACTGGCACCCTCCATCCAGTATCTTCATTAACAGGACAAATTACCAATGGTACAATTGACCTTTCTGGCTCAACGGTAACTCCACTACAAGCACTATCTGGACTTTTATCAAGTCCGCAAAATTTAACAGGAGCAATATCTCCTGAGAAGAGGAAGTTGTCGGGAAGTTTATCAAAAGTCATTGATATGACTGGTAAACTTTCCAACGCTACTCTTCGCGGTTTAAGTGCTTATGAAATTGCAGTTATCTACACAGATTATGAGGGTACTGAAGAAGAATGGATTGCGAGTCTTCACGGTGATAAAATGGAGATTCGGAATAATGATGGAATTATTGAATATAAATATGAAACACAGAGTCTCTGGACAGTATTGATTGACCTTAATAAATATACTAATGATTATGAGAAATTAATTAATAAACCAAAAATTGATGGTACTACATTAATCGGAGACAGAGATTTAAGCATAGATTATTTACGCAATGATAGAGCGTTAACAAATTTTGAAATTGAAGAATTATTGACCTAATTGTGAAAGGAGGGGAAATATGGCTAGAAAATATTTAGATGAGAATGGATTGTTATATGTATGGCAAAAAATAAAACAATACGTTGGATCTGTTGTGCCGACTAAGCAATCCGATCTGGTAAATGATGATTATACTGTTAAAGACAGCTAGTATGGACAATACAAAACTAAAGTTGATGACATTGAAGATAGACTTGATGAAATTGTTACTACTGGTGGTGAGCCTAATGTTATCGAGACGGTTAAGGTAAATGGTGCCGCTCTTCCAGTTGCAAATAAAGCGGTCAATATTATTGCTGAAACTGGAACTACAGATGGTGCGATTGCTATTAACGGCGAAGATGTAAGTGTTGCGGGACTTGGCTCTGCTGCTTATACAAATTCCAATGCTTATGATAGGGCTGGATCTGCCGCCTCTGTCCTTGGTGGAATTGGTGATACTGCCGACACTCCGACAGTTTATGGCGCACTTGCTGCTGCTGAAGCCGCCCAGGATGGTGTTGATACTATTAATGCTGCGGGTTACCAAACTGCCGCTGATGTCACTAGAAAAATTAATGAAGCACTTGATGGAGTTACTGGGATTAGCTACGAAGTTGTTCAGAGTCTTCCGGCAACTGGAGAAACTGGCACTATTTATCTTTTGGCTAATAACGGAACTGCTCCTAATATATATGATGAATATATCTGGACTGGTAGTGGATATGAAAAGATTGGAACTACTGACGTAGATCTTTCTGGCTATATGCTTACTACTGATATGGTTGCGATTACTAACTCTGAAATTGATACAATTACATCAACAACATCGAGTGGATCATAAGGGGGTGAGCTTTAATGGCAAACTCCTATTTAGATAAAAATGGATTAATTAGGTTTTACCAGATTATTTCAGGGAGAATTAACCAAAAACTCACGGTAGTTGCCAAGACAAAATCTCAATGGGATATAGATGGATTAACTACATCTGAACCAGGTGTACTTTATGTGACAACTGATTATCGGACTATTACTAAAGATGATACTACTTATGAAGTTCCCGCATTTAGACTCGGCGATGGCAATGCCTACGTTGTTGATTTGCCATATATGACGGTTGATGAGTAGACATTCCTTGATCATGTTAATGATCGTGTTGTCCATATAACATAGGCTGAACGTGAGTATTGGAATAATAAAAACAGATGTTTAATAGATGAAAATGATTCAGAGTGTTTAGTAATAACAACTCTGTAATTGATAATTAAAGAAAGGAGAAAAATATATGGCAGATCTTTCAAAAATCCGACTTCCGTCTGGATCGGAATATAATATCAAAGATGCATATGCACGACAATAGATCGAGGTTATTACTGGCACGACCAGTGGTGCAATGCATTATGCGGGTGTAACCACTACTGCTATTGCTGATGGTTCAACGACTAATCCAATTACTATTGATACTCAATAGTATACTGCTGTTGCCGGAGATGTTGTTATATATGGCAACAAAGAATATGTGTTTAGTGATACAGATAATAAGTGGCACGAGTTTGGTTCTACTGGTTCTTTAAAAGCATTAGCATTTAAGGATACTGCTACTGCAAATTACACGCCAAAAGGAACTGTTACGAAACCAACCTTTTAGGGTCAGGAATCTACTGTTGATATTACCGCTACAGAAGCTAATAATGGAACATTTTAGGTTGGTGGAACTGTTGGAGTTCCATAGTTTACTGGAGGAGAAATGACATCAACTGGTACATTTGCGGCAACTGGTAATGTTACAATTACTCAAGAAACTACTGGTACTACAAATTTTAAACCAGCGGGGACTGTTAGTAAACCAAATATCAATGTAAATACTGCTGGTGCTACTACTACAATCAAAAATCCAAAAACTATAAATACTGTTGCAAATGCAGTCACTGTTGCTGCTCCTAGCAGTACTGACCATCCAGATAATAATTTAGTATATTACTCTGTTTCTGGAGAAACTTTAAGTTTGTATCAAATTGGTTATTCTACTACTGCTGCTATTACAACCGAGAATAAAACCGTTAAAACTGGAGATGCATCATATCAACTTGCATCTGATCCAATATTTACCGGAACTGACACGGTCATTTCTGCTTCATTTACTGGAACAAATAAAACTGTAACTGTTAAGGGAACCACTGTTGGCAGTAATAGTGCCCCCTCATTTACAGGAAAGAAATATAATCTGTCTGGTACGACTACCGCTGCTGGTAGCGTTAGTCAGCCTACTTTCCAAGGTACCGCAGAAGATATTACTGTTTCTTGATAATTATTTTATTCACATAGAAAGGTGGTGAGAAAATAAATGAGTGATTTATCTGTAATAAAGTTACCAAATAATTAGTCATATAATCTCAAAGACTCATAGGCGGTAGGATCGGCGGAATTCTCTGGTCATACTCTTACATTGCAGAAACGTAATCAAACTACTTCAGATGTTGACCTTGAAAATTTCGATGCATTAAACGTAACAGACTTAACAAGTGGAAATCTTATTAACACTGGTTCTGCCAGATTTATTAATGGATTATATGGTAATGTTACTGGTAATGCAGATACTGCCACCAAATTAGAAAATGGTCATACCATTAGAACAAACTTAGCTTCCACTTCCACCGCCTCTTTTGATGGTTCTAGTGATATAACTCCAGGGGTGACTGGAACGCTTGGTGTTGGCAATGGTGGAACTGGTTAGACATCTGCGAATGCTGCGGCTAATGCGTTTATTAATGCATTACGTACTGGTACAGCCACAACTATTACTGATGCTGTTAATATAATTACATAGGATACCAGTACTAGTGTAGATACTTATTACCGTAGACCAGCATCTGTATTATGGAGTTATATTCAGGGTAAAATTAATTCAGTTCTTGGCCTTAATGCTAGCACATATGGGGGCAAAGCGGCAACTGCCGGAACTGCTGATAGTGCTACATCGGCTACTAATTTAGGAACTAATACGAATGTTGGTAATGAATCCGTTCCTGTTTATTTTAAGAACGGTCTTCCAACTGTTATATAGAATAATATTACTGGCTCCGGTACAAGTGGATATTTGGCAAAATTCAATGGCGCTAACACAATTACAAATGGACCACAACTTGGATCAGCAACCAATACATTCTTGAGGAACGATGGAACTTGGGCATCACCTGTAGGAACTCAATATGATGTTGTTTCTAAAGATTCTGCGGGACTTGTTCCTCAATTACCAGATGAAAGCACTACCACTAAATTCTTAAGACAAGACGGCACATGGGCAGTTCCACCAGATAAAAACACACATAATACGGCATACCTTTATGCGGGAGCATCGAATGGATCAGCCAATGCTGCCACTTCAAATGGATCGACTTATCTTATTCTTGTGGATGGTGGATCAGCAACTACACGGCGTAAAATTTCTGGTAGCGGAGCAACATCTGTTACATCAAATGCAAGTGGTGATATTACGATTTCTTCAACAAATACTTGGACAAAGTTTGTTGGAGCAACTTCTTCAGCAAATGGTACTGATGGATATATTACTGCTCCTACTGCCGGAAATCATAATAAATTCTTACGTGGTGATGGAACTTGGGCTGTTCCTACTGATAATAATACTTGGACAGCTTTTGTTGGTGCTACTGCTTCTGCCGATGGTACTGCTGGCTATGTTCCGGCTCCTGGTGCTGGCAATTAGGCTAAGTTTTTCAGAGCAGATGGGACTTGGGCAGTTCCTACCGACACAAATACTCACCTTACGGCTCATCTATATGTCGGCGGATCTTCGGCGACTGGAAACACAGCGGTTACAACAAATGGAAATGTTTATTTAATATTGGCAGACAACGGCAACTATGACAGGCGAAAAATTGCTGGTTCTGGTGCTACTACGGTTAAGTCTGATGCAAATGGAAGTATTACTATTGCTAGTACGAACACTTGGGAAGCAATGACTGGAGCAACATCTTCTGCGAATGGTACTGTTGGCTATGTAAACGCAGTACCGCCAAAAGATGGATATAATACAAAATTCTTGAGGGCAGATGGGACGTGGGCTGTTCCAAATGATAAAGATACTCACAACACTGCATATATCTATGCTGGGGCATCTAATGGTTCAGCAAACGCAGCTACTGCCACTGGTAACACACATTTAATTCTTAAAGATGGATCAAGTGTTAGTAGTAGAGTTAAACTTGTCCCTGGTACTAATATGAGTATTATTAGTGATGCGAATGGTAATGTAACTTTCACATCTACTAATACTACTTATACTATTGCTACTGGGGATTCAAACGGTCAGATTAAAGTAACACCATCTTCTGGGGATGCCTATAATGTGAGTGTTAAAGGATTGGGTAGTGCAGCTTATGCAAATACTTCTCTCTTCCCAATTGTTTCTACGTATACTTTACCCGCCGCAAAAGGTGTACGCATTCAATACCAAAGTCATGTACCTGTTCTAATTAGCGCTCAACGTAGTAATAGTGAGGGACGATTGATTTTATTAGGCGGAGGATATGGTGCTTAGGGTACTGTTAGAAATGATTTTCAAGAGATAGTTAGTAGTAGTAGTAGTAGTTTCACATGGACATTACCATCAAGTTCCAGTATTAGCAATTCTATTGAAATAATGAATGTACCAACCAGTGGATCGGCTACTATTACTGTGTGGTCTTCTTAGGCTGTAACTTTTACAGAAATAAATGCACTTTCTGATGCTATTATGAATAAAACCCTAATTACTTCTAGCAACTATAAATCTTATACTGTTACGAAAACTGGCGATGGAGCATCAGGTACTTGGGGAATTGATATCACTGGTAACGCTAACACTGCTACTAGTGCTGTTACTGCTACTTCAGCAACCACTGCCACTTCGGCAAATACCGCCGCCACTGCCAATGCTGCGAATATAACTTCAAACAAATATGGCATTGCTTATTACACAGATGCGGCTGGTACTTTTGGTTCAACCGCTACTGGTACTTCAGGTCAGTTGCTACAATCTGGTGGTAGTAGTGCTACTCCATCTTGGATTACTGCTACTGATTCCAACACTGCTTCAACCATAGTGAAACGTGATTCTAGCGGTGGATTTTAGTCTGGGCCAATATCTGCTACCACGTTTTAGGGAATTGGTGGTGGACATAAAGTAATCTATGTTGATAATAGTATAGTATCTATTTCTGATAATAAGGTTGGAACTACTACTAAGTTAACATCATTAGATTCGGATGTAGAATGGTTAAAGGCATTATTGGTTAAGTTGTGTGATACGTACCCTAATGTTTCAGATACAGTTTTTGAAGGTTTTATTACGCCAAATAGTAATGGTTATTATAAGGTATATATTTATAGTACTAGTAGTAGAGATTCTACGACTCAATTGCCAAGATATTCTTACGGTGAGTTTAGAAAATATCCTTCTAATCATTGGAATTTTGGTACTCAAAATTATAGCTTTTTCTGCCATTAGATTATTTATAATAGTGGAACATGGGCAATATCTACAACTGGTACTGCCGCCGCTTTATCCTTCCCATCGTCAAATCTTAATGCTATTGCAGACGTTGATGATCATGGAAAAAATGTCCAATTTGCTGTTGCAAAAGTTAATAAATTAACTGGTTATGCTACTGGTGGCCCAGAGAATAATGATGGTTTTATTATGTCAATGGGTTGGAGTGCATCATGGGGGCATCAATTATTCTTTGATGATTCTGGTTATTCGATCAAACATAGATATAATAGTTCTGGAACTTGGCAGAGATGGTACGACATTTTAGATGGTTATAATTATACTTCATATACTGTTACAAAAACAGGTGGCGGCGCTTCTGGCACTTGGGATATTTCTATCTCTGGAAATGCTACTACTGCTACTACTGCTACTACTGCGACTACTGCGAATTCTGTAGCTTGGGCTAATGTTACTAATAAACCAATAACGTTGGCTGCTAATACAGGTGGATTAAGTACTGGTGGATGGGCAACACTAGGTGGTAGATCATCTGGTGCAAAGGTGACTGTATCGTATTGTAGTACATCACCCGCAGCTTGGAACAGTGGCAGTTATTCTGCGTCTATATTATTTGGCGCATAGGACACAAAAGGTTTACTAGATATTAGTCATAATACTCCATGTGTATCATTTGGTGGAGGTTCTGTAGCCGGTTCAACAGACGATAACCCAAAATGGTGGTTTAAGCTCAAAGGCACAAGTGAATAGACATATGATTTATCTACTATGTTAACATATGCTCTTCCATTATCTGGGGGAACGTTAACTGGAACATTATTAACCGCCGGAACAGATATACAACTTGGAACATCTGGAACATCTTCTAATGATTCTGGCGATATCGTATGGCTATATGGCAATGGAAATGAAAAAATGAGAATATGGGGAAACGATGAATATACTGCGAAAAAAGGCCCATATTTTAGAATATATAATTCAAGTGGAACTCGTTTATATAATGGTACTTTACCATTAGCTGATGGTACAGGCGCTAGTGGAACGTGGGATATTTCTATCTCCGGCAATGCTACTACTGCAACTACATGTACTGGTAATTCTGCTACTGCTACTAAATTTGCGTCCGCATAGTCTGTCACTCTGACTGGAGATACAACTGGCACAGCAAGTTCAAAAGCTGGATGGAGTATAGCAACAACAACAGAAAAAATTACTCCTACAGAATTAACCAATCAAGATTTAGATGATTATAAAACAACCTAGAAAACTCTTTATTATTATGCAGCTGGTTCTAATAACGTTAAACATAATCCGGCTAGTGCGAAAGAAACACCAGATGCTAACACTGGTATTTAGTTTGGTATGGTTACATATGCGAGCGCTAGTGGACAGGTAACATAGGAATTGGCAAGTAATGCAACGAAATGGATTAGATTTTGGAATAATTATTCGTGGTCTTCGTGGCATAAATTTCTTTCAAGTTTTAATTACACGGATTACACAGTTACCAAATCTGGATCTGGAGCTACTGGTACTTGGGATATTAGTATTAGCGGCAATGCTACTACTGCAACTACAGCTTCAAGAGTTTCTGGTGCTGCTGGCACTGCAAATGTCGCTCGGCATGTATGGTTTTCGGAGGGTGGAACAGAAACAGTCAGAAATTATGATGATGATTTTATGTACAATCCATCAACAAACACTCTTACTGTTGCGAATTTGGCTGGTAATGCTACTACTGCTACTACTGCTACGCATTCAAATTATCCAATGTTTGTGGCGAATAATGAAATAAGATTTAGCATAAATTCAAAACCATCGTCGGCAATCAGTTTATGTGTTGGATATAAATGGTCAGATGGAACATCCGATGCTAAAATTAGTCGCTATATATTCTATAATGGCGCTGGTGCTGTCGCAGAAGTTTAGGCATCAACGTTTTATGGAGATTTATCTGGAAACGCTTCGACTGCTACTACTGCCAGTTGGGCTAATAGATTAGCATTTAATAGTGTGATGGATTATAATTGGAATGGTGTTAACTATTTTAATAATAATTCAACAAACCAAGGTGCCGCAAAAGTGAATGATACTCCGACAGCAAATTGGTGGCATATTCTACGTTTCAATCATAAAAACGCTAATGGGTATTATACTGACTTAGCGGTTCCTTTTAATGCTAATAGCTTATATTATAAAAGAATTACAGAAGGAACATTATAGAATTCAACTACTAACGGTGGATGGGTACAGGTTCTTGATTAGCTGAATTATGGCTCATATGCTCTTCCATTGTCTGGTGGAACAGTAACAGGTGATGTTAGTTTTAAAGCTAATGTCATTATCTAGGGAACAACAAGCGGAAGCACTGTCTATGATGCAACGAATCCAAAAATTACCTTTAAAAATTCAAATTCCACATAGAATATTTAGTTGATCATGACAGATTATGACTCTGTTGTATCTCCAGCATCATTAACATTAGTTGGTAACCAAAGTACTACAAATGGTGGTGAATACTTTATTGCTCCAAATATTCGAGCAACCTCAAGAATTGAATGGGGTACTAACGCTTATACAACTTATAATACAACAACTGAATCTATTGATTTTATTTTTAGATAATATTAAAAGGAAACTATGTGGAATAAAACCAAAGAATGAACAAAATAGTGTTGTTTTATAGGCAAATTCCACATAATTTCCTATGATGAAATCACAATTTCATTGGGAAAGGAAGGTGATAAAATTGGCTAGATTATTGTATTGGTTACCACTGATATCTGATGCGAATAATCAAGGAACAACTGGAACTACATTTACTAATAATAATGTTGCTTTTGGTGGAGCCGGAAAACTTGGAACATCGGCAGTATTTGGCGGATCGGGATTTATTTATAATACAGTTGCAATATCTGTTGATAATGTCTGGAGTGTTGCTTGGTGGGCGAAAGCTTCTAGTTTACATAGCGGATATATGTTCTCTCTCGGTACTTCGAGTACAGCAAGTTAGATTCAGATGGGAATGAGAACTGGCTCTAGTACATCAAATTCTTTCGCAATCGTAATAAACAAATACTTTTAGACGTTTAGTATTGATGGGGCAGATTATACCAAATGGAATCATTATGTTTTAACGTATGATGGATCTCAATATATTTTATATATGAACGGTGTTTCTGTAAGAACTTATGCTTACGCAGAGGCTGTATATCATGGTGCTAGATTGGCTATTGGCGCATATTATAGTACTACTAATTTTAATGGCATGATCCAAGATTTTCGGCTTTATGACAATGTCCTCTCTCCTCGTGAAATTAAAGAAATTTCTAAAGGAAAGATTTTGCACTACACATTAAGTGATACATATAACCTGTCAAATATTATCTATAACGGTTTTGGTGAGTATGGGACAGCTGGATGGAGCGGAACTACAGTATCCACATCAGATTTACCATCAGACACTGCTGTTAAAGCTGCATTTACTGGTGGTCAAACAGCAGAAAGAGTACCTATAAATCCAAATAGCACATACGCTTTATCATGTTATATTAAATCAGCTGGAGCTACGTCTGGAAAAACATACCCATCAATATTACCATATGATATTGATGGCAATTTTATTTCTAACACTCAATGTCGAGATGGATTTAATACGGCATGGTGGGCTACATTAACATAGCCACTAAATAAGGGCGATACTGTTGTACACTGTTCAGATTTAAGTAATTGGACAACTGCTACAAATAACCATTATTATTACATTGCAGTGTTTGGATATAAAGATAGTTACGGAAACATTTATCCAGATTTCGAATATACTCATGATTCATTATCTTTTGGTTCATATTCCGACAAAAGTAAACTTAATAAAACAAATAATACAATCACTTTAAATAGCGCCTATACTGGTGAACCAAGACCAGTTGGTACTAAAGTTTGTCAAGCAACGGCAGGGTCAGCATATTGCTATCCATTTGGCGCTCTTAGTCTTTCTGCTCTCCAGAACTGGACTCATAAAACAGCTACTTTAAATATTAAGAACATCAACAGATTAAAGTATGCAAAAACAATAAGGTGGTTTAATAATTCTGGTGGAATATATGCTGGGATAAAAATGACTGATACTACTTGGGGAACAACAATCGTGTACGATGTTAGCGGATTTTGCAATAATGGTGAAGCATACACTACTGATGGAACTGGTCAATTTTTAAGTGAACCAGATTCTCCCAGATATGACATAGCTTGTAATATTCATAGTCTCAATTCTACAACAGATGCAAAAGCAGGAACCGCATACATTCGTGGCGATTGTGAATTGACCACTCCTCAACAACTCACCATAGCATTTTGGTGTTATGCAAGATCAGAAGGGTATAATGGATAGATTGGACAAGGAATGTTTTGTACAACTAATAATGATGGAGATAGTATTGGAAAAGATTATTAGACTTCTGGGATGAATCACAGAGATAATAATATAAATGTAAATCCATCATCTGGTAGTTAGATATTGCTGCCAATAACATTTATCGCAAATCAATGGCATCATTATGCTTTTACATATGATGGCTAGTATGCTAGAGCTTATAGAGATGGAGTATTATTTTCAACAAAAAATTTCTCATCTGCTATAACACTTGGCACATTTAAACATGTTATTATTGGATTTTCTTGTGCTGGTGGTGTTTGGAGAAGAAATAATAATAGCTATAGCGATTTTAGGGTATATGCAACGGCATTAAGTGATGATGATATTCTTGAGTTATATCATACTCCAATCAGTCTGGCTAATAACAGTACGCTCCTAGCATCTGAATTTGTAGAAGTATAAATGGAATGGGGGATGTATTAGTGAGTGAAAATAAATTTGATAAATTAAATAATGCTTTATATGATAAATAGTTCAAGAATGGACTTACTTCTTATACTTAGGCAAATTGTCAAGTTACATTAACAGATAATGGCTATAGAATATATCGACCGCCAAATATCACATATAGTTCATCTGATACTTCCACTAGAACTATGTGGGGAGGATTATTAATATAGCCATTTTCAGATGATAATAATTTTTTAGTACAAGGACATACTTACATACTAATGTTTCATGTAAGCGGAGTGTCATCCAATAATGCTAGTGATTATTATTGGAGTAATAATGTTGGATGGGGCGGAACAAGTTATGGCCTTAATACAAGTCCAACAAATGTAGAATATAATGAGATTGGTGCAAATTTTTAGGGTGAAAAAGATATTTATTATAAATTCACTGTGTCAGATGCTATTATGAAAACTTGCACAAAATCATATAGTTCATTTGTTCAAGGTACTTCTTATAATTGCTATCGTGATTTTAAATGGGGATTTGGTTATTAGAGCACCGGAACTCTCGGTACAGATTTATATATAACAAGTTTTAGGTGCTATGACATTACATCGCCGGATAATGTGGTTAAGTTTTTGAAGCCTGGAATTGTAGAAGCTTCAAATTTTGTTGAAACTAGTATTGCTTCTGGATCATCTACTCACATTTATTCATCTGGTGAATTAATGGCATATGATTTTATAGAGTGGTGAAAAATATAGATTATTAAAAATAATGAATTAAAGGAGAAAAAATTATGAATATTTTAACAAAGGAATTTACAACATTAGAAATCGTTAACATCGTAGCTTATATTAATAACTATTTTACGGAAGAAATGGGCAATGAATTACCGCTGAAATTCAGGTGGTATTTGAAGAAGAATCTTGACGCAATCATTCCGATTGCCAAGAGGTTTGATGAACTTAGAGATGGGGAAGTTAAGAAAATCCAAGAGAAATGGTTTACGGATGACAATACGGAAATAATCAGTGAACCTGAGCGTGATGCCAATGGAAATGTTGTAAAGGATGCTGACGGCAATGAAATTATGCAAGAACTCAAACATTTGAAGAAAGAATTTCAGGCTGATTATCAGAAAGAATTTGATGAGTTAAATACGAAGCTTCGTGATATTCTTCTGGAAACAAATGAGATTGATGTTGCGACAGTTGATTTTGATGATTTCGTTGATGGTCTTAGCGATGATACTGCTATCAATTTTGATGCACTTAATATTCTGTCCTTTATGGATAAAACAACTAATGTGAAAGAGGCTAATTGATATGGCCTCTATAATTTAGGAGGTGATATGATTGGCAATTCTTAATAATCTTCTCGTTAATGGAGTGGGAAGAATTTTAAATAAATTGTATTGTAATGATTTAGAAGTGTCTGGGGATCTCGATATTAGTGGGGATACAACTATTGATGGTACGTTAACGTTAAGAAAAACTCAGGATGCTTCTGGAACAGCTAATAATTCTCCGGCTTTAATTGTTGGTGGAATCGCTACTTCTAATCATTTAGAGTTTGATTATGATGAGATTATGGCTAAAAAAAATGGAACAACTGTTGGAAATTTATATCTTAATCATAACGGTGGAACGGTTTATATGAGTAACAACGGAAATGTTTCAGCTAATAATGGAACATTAACTGCTACTACTGTAACTGGTACTACTGTAAATGCTGGAACTTTAAATGCCGATACTATTAAAGGTAAAACCAATACACGTTATAATATGTCGATCTCAGAAGATGGATTTTATTTATTTGATAATAATAATGGGACCATTCATGATATCGCATCGTTCTTTTACAATTCGACTGATGGTATGCAAATTGCTATAGGGACTAGGTCAAGTGACACATATGGATATCATTCCTTTACTATTGGATCAAGTTGCACCGCATCTGGTATGTTTAGTTTGTCAATGGGAGATGTTGCAAAAGCAACAGGAGATTATTCTATAGCAATTGGTCGTCAGGCAATGGCGAAAGGTAGTGCGTCTACGTCTATTGGATATCGTGCTTTAGCTAGCGACGATAATTCGTTTGCTATTGGGTATAACGTAGTTGCGGCAAATGATTATAATACTGTTATTGGCAAATTTAATAAAGCTACGGTTTCTGGGTCTGGCACTTCTGCAATTTATAGCAATGTTGGAGATTATGCATTTACTATTGGCAATGGCACAGCCGATACTACTGCCGGAAGATCCAATGCATTAACAGTAGACTGGAGTGGCAATATGATTTTATCCGGCAGTTTAACATGTACTAATGTTCATCCTGTATATCATCATACTGTTACTAGTGCTTCTGATGTTTGCACGATTACACATAATCTCAATATTTCTGGAACGTATTATCCACTTGTTCAGGTCTGTTCTGCTAGTAGCGCATTGTTTGTATATGGAGTAAGGAATTGTACTGCCAACTCATTCTAGGTTCTTCTGGGATGTATAGATGGGTATAATCCGCAATCTTCTAACGGAAAATCGGTAACATTAGCCTGGACATATTAACAATATTCTCAGCCTCATAAGCTGTTTATATATAAGGGGACTAACCTCCCAAAGGACTAAAAGGATTGTGACTACTAATGATTTTGAGAAAGGAGGTTAAACCAATGGACAACATAGGAAATGTTATTAGTATCCTTAGTTTGGATTGGAAGAATGGACTTATTTTTGTGGCAGCATTGATTATTATTGCAGTTTGGGTTATCCAGAAATTTGACTATCTTTGTTCTAAGCTAGGGATACAGACAAAGCGAAAAACGAGGGAAGAAAAATAGCAAAAAGATATAGCAGATCTAAAGCGACATGCTGAAAAGACTGATGAGCAATTTAATAAGATATTTGAATGCATGGATGAAATGAAAGGATCTATGCGAGATTTATCAGACAGGGTAAAAGAATTGGATAAGAAGAATAATGTAAATGAAGCAGCACGTTTAAAAGATCGTATTGCACAAGGATACAGATATTTCTCAGAACGTGGGGAATGGTCCTCTATGGATAAGGAATCTATGGAGGCTTTAATCTAGGCTTATTCATAGTATTCGGAAAATTCATTCGTCCATTCCGTAGTTGAGAAAGAAATGTATACGTGGAAAATTATTGATGAGTAAATTTTAAGGAGGAAAATGTTATGAATATTAATTGGTTAGTAAGATGTAAGAACCGTGCCTTTTGGACTGCTCTTATTCCGGCAGTTCTTCTGTTAATTTAGGTTGTCGCCGCAGTGTTTGGTTTCCAGATTGATCTGGGCGATCTTGGCAATAAGCTTCTGGCTGTTGTCAATGCTGTATTTGGCGTACTTGTGATCCTTGGAGTTGTTAATGATCCGACTACTAATGGTTTGTCGGATTCTTCCAGGGCAATGGGGTATATTGAACCCTATAAGGAATAATTTTATTATTAATTAATTTTGGTATCTAACGGTAAAACGGAATTACCGTTTGATATATATACCCTCTGTCCTTCTCCAACAGAGGGCTGGCATTTTGAGTGCCGCTATGAAGAAGGCGGCTTTCTCCTGACACGCCACTTCGGTGGCGAAAAAATCATATTTTATATATATTGCTGCGGGGTTTCCATGCCTCGCGGCGCTTTTTTCAATCATTATGCGCAGATGATTGAGAGTTTATTAATATAGCGGTGTACCGCTATAATAATTAAAAAACTACTAGAAGGAGGAGAAAAGGATATGAAGGAAAATAATAAAGAACAAGAAGATGAAGTTTTATATGCTGTTGTCAGTAAAACAACAGGTGAAATTGTTGATGAAATGAAAATTGGTGATTACGTAGTTCATCAAAATGAGTCTGATTTAATCATTAGAGATTTTAACGGAAATAAGAATTTCGTCAAATTATTTGACGGAGTGAATGAATTAAGAATATATCTGAATAATTAGGGAGAATTTTCCACTGCTATGTCTCTGGCGGATTTTGTTTGTTATGATGATTGTATTCTTCGCACTGGTGGTCATAAAAACGGTAAAAAATTAGGCATTAAAGATTTAGCAGATTTAATGAAAATTCCAGAGGGTACATTAAAAAGAAATATTATGAATTTAAACAAAAAAGGTGTTATTAATTATTCTAGAGAAGGTTCTAAGAAAGATGGATACGTTGGAGAACAAATTGTTGTTAACCCTAGCATATATCTGAGAGGTAAAAATGTTAATGCTACTGCTGTTGGATTATTTGAAAGATCAGAATGGGGAACTTCCTAAGACTATACAGAGGTTTTCCGACTGGTATTAACGTCAAAAACTTATTAATATATATGGGTTTTTTAATGTTTTACATCAGAGCAAAAATGCTTTTATTGAAACAATTTTGTTTTTTAAAACCCTAGTATTTATGGGTGTTTTTGTAATTACGAATTTCAGAAGAAAAGCAAAATTGCTTTTTTGCAAATTCTAAAAATGAGATTTTTATCATTTTTGAGATTTTTATAAGGAGAACAATTATGGGCGATAATGTTATTATGTATACGAGAGATCCAGTTACTAATGAAATAAAAAATATATTATATAAAGATGGATTATTAGTCGGTCCATTACGTAAAGTAGTAAAAGAATATGATAAAGTATAGAGTTATATTATGTGGATAAATAGTATTTCTAACAAAAATCGAACGTCTTATTTAAAGGAGGAATTACAATGAGTATTACAATTAAAAATAATATTCTTACTAAGAATGATTGTTATAAATCAGGGCGTACAATCACGCCCAATTCAATGTAGTTACATACGATTGGTACCGCACAGAATACTGCTGCCTCTCTCGCATCTTATTGGAATTAGTCTGGTATTCAAGCATGTGTTCATTATTGTATTGATGCTGAACAAGATGGATTAGTATTACAGTTTTTGCCAGATAATCGTAGGAGCTGGGCAGATGGTGGTGTTGGAAACAATAACTCTATTACAGTAGAACTTATGGAATCAGATTATATGAAATATACTGGAGGTGCAAATTACACTGTTACTAATGAAGCTAATTTTAAAGCTGATGTAACTAGAGCATATAATACTGCCGTTCAATTCTTTGCACTCAAATGTAAGGAATATGGTTGGAATCCTCAAGAAAAAATGAGCAATGGCTTATATAGAGTATATTCTCATGATGAAGGTAGAAGAGCTGGTTTATCCACTAATCATGTTGATCCAACTCATATATGGAACCGCTATGGATGGACAATGGATAAGTTTAGAGCAGATGTTGCCAATGCTATGAATGGAGTTGCTACTACCACCGAAGATGTTAAATGGTATCGTATTCGCAAATCATGGGAAGATGAAAAATCATAGCTTGGAGCATTCAAAGATTTATCTATAGCTAAGTCTCAGTGTCCTGCTGGTTATTCAATTTTTGATTACCAAGGGAAAGCGGTATATACTGTAGAACTCTCTGATATTCAAAAACGTAATCAGAAAATATTATCTAAAATGCCAGATTACAAAGGATTGCCAGTTAATCAACAGGATTATATTAATAAGGTTGCTGAAATTTGTGTGAAGTTATATAAGTATACAAATATTTTACCATCCGTTGTTATCGCATAGGCTTATCTTGAAAATGGTGGTGGAACTGCTAGTGATGCATTAGTATTAACACAAAATAATAATCTTGTGGGCATTAAAAGTTCATTACTCAACGATACCTGGAAAGATTATACCGTTTGGGATGGGAAACAAATTCTAAAAAACACTCCAGAAGTATATAATGGTGTAGCCGTAAGGATTAATGACTATTTTAGAGTTTATCCTAATTATGCTTATTCATTATATGATTACGAAATGTTCTTAACCTGGGCAAAACAAGGTGGAGAATATAAATATCGTGCGGTAGTCGGAATGAAAGATCCTAAACAAATGATTACTTATATTCGAGACAAAGGTTACGCTACAGGGCTGACATACATAACTAGTGTAATGCGCATAATTAATTAGTATAATTTGACCAAGTATGATCAGATCGCAATCTCAAATGGTACGGTTGATACCGTTTCAAGTGCTGCACCTGTTACTCCACAAGAAATAAAAGACAACTATTACCGTGTTGCCCAATCATATTCCAATGGATCATATATTGGTCAAATCGGTGCTTACACTTCCAAAGAGAATGCCATTGCAGCCGCCGAGAAAGCCCATTTAAGCGTCTTTGATCCAAATGGCAATCAGATATATGCTATTGCTACGATAGACGCTAAAACAATAGCTTCTAAGCCATCTAAGCCATCTACACAGTATCAGGTTCGTTGTGGGATCTTTACCAAGAAATAGAACGCTACTAAATTAATAGAGAAATTAAAGAAATCCGGCTTTGATGCGCTTATGTATCAGCAGGATGATCAGTGGTATGTTTAGGTGGGGAAATTTGAGATATTACAAAATGCAGATAAATTATGTAGCAGAATCAGGTCTAAGGGATTTGATTGTGTTGTCGTAACCATTTAAGGGGGAATGTTGGTATGAGTTTAGTTGAAAACTTTCTTGCTAAGTGTAAAGAATATAATAAGATTGTTAAATAGGATAAGGCTGATGGTAAGCCATGGAAATATTATAATAATAGCCATCGTAGTAAGTCTACTTTCGAAGCTACACGCAAGGCCAATATGAGATATACGAATTGTGCTGGCGGCGTAATATTTGCCATGAAAGGGGCCGGAGTTCCCGCAAGTGCGCTCCAATGGTATGGTGGTGCTGGAAAAATTGTGTGGCTGAATTCTACAGCTAAGGAAGATTGTAAGAAGTATTTTAAGATTATCTCTATCAAGGGTAAGAAGACCGTCAAGCAGTTAATGAATGATGGTACTCTTCTGCCAGGAGATGTGTTGACTTATGTTGGGATGTTTCATACGAATGCTTATTATGGCAATGGTAAGAGTTTCGACAGTGGACATGCGTATTGTAGTGGATCTGGTGAAGGTGCAGTATACAATAAATGGATCGGCAGTCTTGCTCATCCTAATGCTAAGGTTATGTATATTCTTCGCCTGAAGGATCAGCCTAAACCTAAGAACTATCGTGTCAGAGTTGGTATTTATTCTATACCGGAGAATGCTGCTATTATTCAGCAGAGGATTAAGATCAAACTTAATCTCGACTGTTTTACCGAGGTTAATAATAATCAAACATATGTATATTGCGGTTCATATAGCAAATTAGCTAATGCCAAGGAACGTCAAACGCTCCTGAGGTAGAATGGTTTTAATGCAGATATTATTGAAGTATGATTCATAACTCAGTTACTCGGCAAACTGAGTTGACTATAAAGGGGTTGTCCTTAATTGGATAACCCCATTTTTTACGATTTTTATATAATTTCCATACTTATTTAATCACACAAATCAACTTATTTATGTGAATAAATAAATATAGAAACAATAGGAAGGAAACTGCGCTTCTCCTTTCTATGTGGTCATTTTCACGTATCAGGCGTATCAGGGTAAAATCGCAAAATCGAGGTCTGATTTTCGTTGAATAATCAAGGTTTTTTCTTAAATACGATTAGGGGAATTGCGCCCCGCCCTGAAGATCAATTTTCGTTGTATTTAAGCCATTTCTTGCGGTTAGTCATATCTTACGTATCAGGTTTACGTATCAGGTTTTGTGTGCAATACTAGCCTTTGAGAGAGCATCACGTTTGTAGTCTAATGACGAAACATCATAAGAATAGTTACTAATATTTGTTCTCTCCGTATGACCAAGCAATGATGCACGGACTGTCGCCGAAACTCCGGCATTTTCCATGCGACTGTTGATTGTCCTGCGCTGTGCGTGAATGCTGATCGGCTGTTTTATGTTGTACTGCTTCTTCTTATTAAACATATAATCACTGATCTGGCGGTTATTGGCTGCGCCTTTTGATGTTGAGAAAACATAACCTCCGGTACGACCATATGTTTTTTGAATTGCTTTTATCCTATTCAACACACGTTGCACTTCGTCTGTGATTGGGATATACCTGATTACCCCATTTTTTGTTTCGTCCAGATAATATGATTTATTTTTCTCATCATATTTCTGACTTCGGCAAATTTTGATGTGTCCCAAACTTTCGTCAACATCTTTCCACAATAGGCCAGCAAGTTCGCCACACCTTAATCCTGTCAGTGCTGAAAGTTCACAGGCATAGGGCGGCATATAATCTTCTTTCTTAAAATGGTCATTATCTACAGCATCTTGAATAATCGCAGAAACATTATCTGGAATTGTACGTTCAGAGTCATTAAAAATCTCTTTTCTAGCGTACTGCAAAAACCTGTTCTTCTGGATTAGAACACATGGGTTATCTGTCGGCTGAATAAATCTGTCGATAATAGCCTGTTCATATACACACTCAAAGAACATATGATAATCTTCCCGTGATTTCCTTGATGTGAGATTATATTTAGTAATAGCTTCAATCATAAAGCCCTCAATATCTGAAGGTTTTATATCTCTAATATCCTTGTCAGCTATTTCCCGACCGCCTTTAAGTCGCTCAAAGAAGCGTTTATACTCCCGCATATTGCGCTGTTCGGTATTGTGATTTTTATAATGCTGCGCTTTCAGCCAGTTGGTAAATGCAGAGCTATACGGAAAAAATTCCACCGTCTTCTTCTCAAACGGTTGTCTGGTGCTTTCATTATTCAGAACGAATTTGACAATTTCATTTTCTAATTCATCCAGATCTTTTTTCCTAATGGTTTTTCTACCAGATGGCCCATGAGCAAATCTGATGTTGACATACCATAATCCATCGCTTCCTAAACTCGGTTTATATTTTTTTAGTATCTCCTTTCTTCTAATTGCCATGTATAAATCCTGCGCAGTTTCCGATGTAATCATATCATTATTTAAGAATAACTGCAACATTTCTTTATATTCGGTAGTAGCAGAAAGGATGTTTTCAAGTTCTTTCTTATCTATAAAATCACATCCTTATAAATATCGGCGAACCTAATTGATCCGCCGACTTTGTTTAATAAATTATCCAATCATATACTGGATCAGCCTATTAACATCTTCCTGGTTGTATGCCACAATCTCTAATTCGGGAATTTCTTCACCACCATTAAAGATATTTGCAAGGGCAAAGTATTTGGTAAGATTGCTCTTAAGGTTCAGCCGGAGATCTTCGCCGATCAATTCCACCTTTCCGGTACATGCATCAATTACTTTAAAAAATTTATCAATGTCTCTAATATGACTAATCTTCATTTTTCAATAATCCTTTCATTTCTTTTAATATATTATTGTTATAATCATCAATATCTTTCTGCCAATATTTTA